GATATGCGCCGGCGCGGATGGAAGGTTGAGCGCGAACGCACGCGCCCAGGCAGTGGCCTCTATCAGTACCGCGCCGTCAAGATGGAGGCCGTCTCATGCTGATGGTCTCCGAAGCACCGCGCGTGATGCGCACGGACAGGAACTTTATTGTCACATTCACCGGCCGTAAGTTTTGGCCGCTCGATCCCAGGGCAGAGGAAATCGACATACAGGACATTGCCCACGCACTGAGCCTTGTATGCCGCTGGACTGGGCACACCTATTGCCATTACAGCGTGGCGGAACACAGCCTGCGCGTGAGCAAGTTGGCAGAGCAGTTGACCATGGCGGAGCATGGCGCACTCTCAGCCCGCGTGACAGCAGCCCGTGAGATTGCGTTGTGGGGTTTGTTGCACGACGCATCCGAAGCGTACCTCTCTGACTTTGCGCGGCCCCTGAAACACTTCACTGAGTTCGGCAAGCTCTACAACATCTTTGAAGAGCAACTGACAGCAGCCATTGTCGAACGCTTTGACCTGATGCCGCATAGACCGTCCGTGGTGCGCACAGCGGATCGAGTCGTAGTACAGACAGAGGGACGCGACCTCATCCCCAATTTCACAAAGGATATGGATGAGGAGCCGTTACCGGAAGCTATCTTCCCGATGGACCCGCAACGCGCTGAGGTGGAGTTCCTTCGCCGCTTTAACGCTCTCTCTATGGCGCGCATGGCAGAGCGCGCCGCTGAAACACCCTCATCAAGAAAGGCCAGCTAACCATGTACCTCCGCGTCGATTTGAAGACTTGCGAGGCTTGCGGCTCATTGTTTTGCCGACCTGAAACCCAGCAGAACTGCTACTGCGCGCACTGCACTGAGTTGCTGAAAAACTTCCCGACGCCGGAGAGCCGCAAGCTCCGTGGCCGGCCATCCCGCAAAGTCAAAATGATCCGCATGGAGGTGGAAGCGTGAGCGGCAACAAAGCATGTACGCCTGATTGCGAAGCGTTGAGCGGGGAGCGCCACAACGGCGTGCGCGTGCCAGCGGCCCCGGCGGATGTCTTCTATCTTCGCGCCCACACCCACGGCATGTTGCGCCGCTATCTCTACGCCTCCATGCAGCCTTGCCGGATCGCTTGCACGCTGTCCAGCCCTATCGGTCGCGGATGGGTTTCAAGCCGGCCGATCCGCACATTCGAGGATGCCATCCTGTTTGTCTTCGATATGGAAAAGTGCATCAAGAGCTTGCCCTCTCTGGACCGGGACATACTCAACCGGATCGTGATTCAGGAGTACACGCAACCCGAGGCCGCGTGCCTATTGGGGATGAGCGTTCGCACGATTTCGTACAAACTCCCGGCCGCATTGGACCGGCTCACCGCAAAGCTCATTGAGGCGGAAATTCTCATCCTGCCCGAGTAACTCAACTAACCGTCAACCCTCAACCCTCAACCAAAGGAGACGCTATGACGTTCACGGTTCACATCCCTCAATTGATTTTCGTCGCCCTCGTGGTTCTCTCGCTGGTAATCGTTGCAACGATGCACGGGAAACCTAAGACCGGAAAATACAACATCTTTGTCGAGCTGCTCTCAGCCGGAATCTCATTCGCTCTGCTCTATTGGGGCGGATTCTTCAAGTAAACAGAGCTACCCTCACACCCTCAACCCATGAAAGGGAACCATGACAACAGCAGTAAGTCCCGAGTTAGCGGCGAAGAAACCGGAGACACCGGAAGCCGCGCCGATGAAAGCGGCCATCTCTCTGAGCAACTTGAAACACGCGCTCAAGATTGTAGGCATGGCCATTGAACGCACGGCCACCATACCGATTCTGCAATGCGTCCGCATGGAGCAAATACAGGACGGCCTGGCCCTCGAAGCAACCAACCTTGACGTGTATGTCCGCGCGGTTGTGAAAGAGTTGGGCGGACCCGAAAAGCCGGTTGTGATTCCGGCGGAAAAGTTCACCGCATGGACAAAGCTCCTGGCCGGTGACGATGTGAAGATCAGCGCCACTGATCGGCGCGCCACGATGCAATGCGGCCGTTCCCGCGCCGTGCTTCCCGTGATGCCGGCGGCCAGTTGGCCCAGCAATGAAGTGTACGGAATGAAGGCCGAGGGCATCACGCTCACCCAGGGTGACTTTGCGCGCGCTCTGCGCTTTGTCATGATCGCTGTGAGCCAGGAGGAATCACGCTACACGCTCAACGGCGTGCTACTCCAGGGCAACGGTGAGCAGTTGCGGCTTGTGGCTACGGATGGGCACCGCCTGATGGCGTACACGCTGCCATGCACAGAGAAAATCACCCTGCTACTGCCCAGCCGGTTTATCAAGGCTCTCTTGCCGCTCCTCAACGATGAAGACGGCGGCGTCGATCTGTGCTTTAGCGACCGGATGATTCTCTCCAGCATTGATGCGGACATGCGCGTCTATGTGGCGTCAACCAAACTCAGCGGACAATTCCCCAACTGGGAAGCGGTGATGCCCTCCGGCAAGCGCACGGAAATCACCGTCAACGCCAAAGAGATGCTTGCCAGCCTTGAGCGGTGCGGGTTGCTCAGCGATGAACGCTCGGGATGCGTTCGGCTCACGTTCGATGAACAGATCACCATCGAGGCGTCAAGCTCACAGAGCGGCGAAGCCACGGAAACGGTTGACTGCAAAGGTCACCCGCAACAGAAGCTGTACATCGGCGTCAACGGCGCGTATCTGACCGACCTGGTCAAGCGGCTTGACGGCGAAATCACCATCTCTCTGCCGGACACCAATCAATCGCCGCTGCTCATCAAGGCCACCCCACACGAGGGCGAAACGCTGGGTTACGTTGTGATGCCCATGAGGGTGTGACAGATGCCCTGGGCGAAAGGTAACTACAAGGGCCGTGCGGTGACTGTACCGGCGGCTCATCACCCCACGGACGTGGACCTGTCCGTGGGGACCCCGAACCACGCAACGGCGGCGCGTTACCGGGCGGGTTGCCGGTGCGATGGATGCCGGAGAGCATACGCGGCCGTACAGCGCGACCGCCGCGCCCGCGTGAAACGCAACGAATGCGATTGGACAGTGAGCGCGGATATGGCACGGGAACACTTGATTGAGTTACGCGAGAGCGGCGTGGGCAAGCGCGCGGTGATGGACTGCACGGGCATCTCGGATGTTGTGCTCATGGAGATACGCAACGGCAAGCGCCAGCGCATCCGGCAGAGCACGGAAGAGAAGATCATGCGCGTTACCGAGGATGCACGTTCCGGCGGCGCGCTTGTAAGTGGCAAGCCCTCCACCTGGCTGATTGATGAGCTGATCGGACACGGCTACACGATGGCGCAGTTGGCCACGCACATGGGCTATACAGACAAGCGTCTCCAGTTCTACGGACACAAGTACGTGACCGCCGCGAACGCGATGCGGATAGAGAAAATGCACAAGGTTTTGATGCGCGAAAAGCCGGAGAGCGAGACGCGCGTGGATCGCATGATGAGGCTCGCGGAGCATCGTACGCGCCTCATTGCGTGGCAGAAAAGAAAGGCAGCCTAATGGCACTCAGGGCCGTACCGGATCACCCTAAATTCGCAGACCTGAAAGCCAGGCTAGGACGCCCCAAGTACGTGGCGCTTGGATGCCTTGAGGCTATCTGGCATTTCACCGGCCGGTTCACGCCGCAAGGGAACATTGGCAAGTACACCGATCAGGCCATCGAGGCTTGGGTTGAGTGGGATGGTGAGCCGGGCGCGCTGATTGCCGGCCTGATCGGAGCGGGATGGCTCGACGCCGATCCGGTTCACCGGCTGCTTGTACATGACTGGGCACAGCACGCGGACAAGGCGACCAAGCTCAGTTTGCAGCGTTGCAAGTCGTCATTCTGTACGCTCACTGTTCACACACTGAGCGTACAGAGTACGGACACCGAGACTAAACAGAGCACGGCGTACGGACTACCAGTACCTGTTCCTGTTCCGGAGCCAGTACCAGAGCCGGAGACAAAAGCAAAAACAAAGGCCGCTCCGCCAAAGGCTCCGCTATTTGTGTTGCCCGATTGGATTTCCAAGGAAGTGTGGGCCGCTTTCGAGGAGATGCGCCGGAAGATCAAAAAGCCGATGACAGACCACGCCCGCAACAACATCGTGGCTGATCTGGTCCGGATCGAGGCGACGGGACAACACGCGGAAGACGTGCTCAACCAAAGCATCACCAACGATTGGCGCGGAGTCTTCCCGCTCACGACAGCAAACGGAGGCAGCAATGGACGTGGAGGCGGCAGTTTCGGCAATCGTGGCCAGGCAAGAACCAACGGCAATCTCGAAGCTCTCAAAGCCAGCCTTGAGGGATCAATGCAAAGTGATTTTGACCGGACTGGCGGAAGCCCGGCAAGCATCCGTGAGCGCGGAGACGTTGAAGCTGTACTCCGCCCATCTGTGTGACTTTGAGCCGGGCGACGTGCGGGATGTGGTGCGCACGCTGGCCATGCGCAAGCGCGCTGAGGGTGAGACAGCTTTCCCCGCCCTGGGCGATTTAGTTGAGCCGTTGGAACGGAAACGCGAACGGCGGCGGGAAGAGAACAAGCGGGCCGGGCAACGGCAAGCGGAGATTCAAGAGTTTTGGCGCATGGTTCCCGGATGGATGGAAATCACAGGCCAGAGTGAAGCGGAAATTTTAGAGCGTTGGCCCAGCTTCAAGGGCACGAAACCGAGGGTGTGATGGCAGAGCAATCCAGTTTAGACGTGAGCAGATGGCAAGCGGCAACGTGCGGTTTCGTGTACACACCGGCGCTGTGGTTTTTCTTCCGGATGATCGAGGTCGCGTATCTTGACGCACGAACCATCTACCCGGCCAGTGCGCCTGGGCAGAGGACAGCAACCGCGCCGTGCGCAGCTCCGCCGCCTCTGTTGAGCGGGATGGCCGTGCCCATGGTTGTTTCCGACGATGAACCGTTGCCGGCCTCGGCGTTGAAGTATCCCGGCAAGCCCACGGATGAGGCGTTGCTTGCGCGTGATTGGATTGCACGGTCGGAAGCCGCGCCAACATGGGCGTACGCGCTGGGCGCATCGCATGAGTTTCTGAGCTTTCCGGAGTGCTGCCAGATTTTAGGACTCGATCCGGATGTGGAGAGAGCGGCCTTGCTCGAAGTGATTGACAAGGCTGTGGACAGTGACAATGACGAGGCCTGGGCGCGCTTGGATGAGCTGAGCACGCGTGAGCCTCAAGACGACGTGGAGCCTCTGTTCGATGCGCCACGGGTTGTGCCGGCGCTGGATCAACTAGCGCTGTTCGCGTAAGGGAGAACGATGAAAGAACGTCCCATCTTATTCAGCGGCCCGATGGTCCGCGCATTCCTTGAAGATCGCAAGACGAACACGCGGCGAGTAATCAACTTTGACACGGTAGGCAACAGAGAACAAAGCCGCAATTGCTTTGGACCGGACGGATACGACACAGTGGGTGAAAAAAGCATCATTCGTGTCCCGTGGACGGTTGAAAGTTTGAAGCATCTTCTTGTCTGCCCGTTCGGAGAAGTAGGCGACCGGCTCTGGGTGAAAGAAACATACTTCGCGTGGCGCTGCAAAACCTACACGTCAGAGGGAATGACCGAAGGCCCCGAACAGTGCGTGTATGCCGCAGACGGCGGAACATTGCTCAATGGTGCGAAATGGCGTCCGTCAATCTTCATGTTCCGCAGGTTTTCTCGGATCACGCTTGAGATTACCAATGTTCGTGTGCAGCGGTTGCAGGAAATCACAGAGGAAGATGCGCAAGCTGAGGGCGCTCTATTCCATGACGGCGGCGGCATCGGGCACAGCGGATGGAGGCATGACATCAACCACGGCTTTGTGTACGGAAATGCCCGGACTTCATTTGCTAAGCTGTGGGATTCTCTCAACGCGAAACGCGGATTTGGATGGGACGAAAACCCGTGGCTATGGGCGTTGACCTTGCGCCGCGTGAAAGAGGGTGCGTGATGGGTGAAGTTACGAAAATTGCGTGGTGCGATCACACGTTCAACCCGTGGATCGGCTGCACGCGCGTATCGCCTGGCTGCCAGCACTGCTACGCAGAAACGCAGAACAACTTTCACAAGTGGAATGGCGGCGCATGGGGGCCGGGCACAGAGCGGCGCATCACAAGCGACGGCAACTGGGCACAGCTCCGCAAGTGGGACCGTAAGGCGATGTTAGAGAGAGTGCGCCGCCGCGTGTTTGTGGCCTCACTCGCCGATGTGTTCGATGCAGAGGCTCCGGTTGACGCGCGTGAGCGGCTTTGGCTTGAGATTGAAAGTTGCGCTCATGGGCTTGATTTCTTATTGCTCACGAAACGGCCGGAGAATTGGTTCAAGTACCTGCCCGCGCATTGGCTTTCCGATTGGCCCGCGCATGTGCGCCTTGGATTCACGGCTGAGGATCAGACGCGCTGGGAAGAGCGTGCAAAGATCGCTCTTGACTTTCGGTTGACGGTGCGGAACTGCCTGCCGTTCTTTGTGAGCTGCGAACCGCTGGTCGGTGAAATCGATCTTCAGTTGGTTCAACTGCCAGGACCCAACCAACTCGCCGGCCATGATTGCGCGGTGGACCTGACCACGGCGCGTATCAATGACCGCCCGCTGATTGGATGGGTGATCGTGGGCGGTGAGAGCGGCCACGATGCACGCCAGATGCAAGCGGATTGGGCGCGGCGGTTGAGGGATCAATGCACCCATGCCGGCATACCATTCTTTTTCAAGCAGTGGGGCGAATGGGTGCCAACCACCGATCCAAGCATTGCGAAGGCGCGCGGAATCCCACTTGAGCGGTGCATGAGTTACGTCGGCAAGAAAGCGGCCGGTAACCTACTTGATAGACATGAGTGGATGGAGTTTCCCAAGTGACAACGGGAAAGACTACCTCAACGCTAACCCTTGGCAGCTCCTTTGCCGGGATCGGTGGTATCGATCTCGGCTTTGAGCGCGCCGGATTCACAACCGTTTGGCAGGTAGAAAAGAACGCGGATTGCCGCCGCATCTTGAGGACGAATTTCCCACATGCAAACAGAAAAGTTACAGACGTGCGATACGGGGGGGGGAGAAACCTCCAAAGGGTTGATGTTATCGCCGGCGGCTTCCCTTGCCAAGACCTCAGCATTGCCAACGTTGGATGGGGCGAGGCCCGTGGGCTTGACGGAGAGCGATCCGGCTTGTTCTTCCACATGGCAAGAATCATTCGCGAGTTACGACCAAGAGCAGTTGTCATGGAAAACGTCTCAGCTCTGCTTAACCGGGGATTGGGGCGTGTACTCGGAACCTTGGCCGAGGGCGGGTATGACGCAGAATGGGAGTGCATTCCAGCGTGTTCCGTTGGCGCGGATCACCAAAGAGACAGGATATGGATCGTTGCCTACCCCCGCGAAACGCGATGGGCGGGATGTTTCTTCAGGCAAGGCGTTCTTGAGCCAGCGACGGCGGCATTCTCCCAGTTTAGCCACAACGCTATTGGAAGGTGGAGCGAACTTCCGGCAGCTATACAACGCCTACCGCATAGCGATGGGCTTTCCGTCGGGATGGTCAGACGGCTTGTTTCACCGTACGGAAACTCAGTAATTCCGCAGATACCCTACGCCATTGCGCTCCGGCTCAAAGAGCTTCTGACCGAAGATTGATTCGTCTCTATTGATTTCGGCCCGGCTCCGGCTGGGCCTTTTCTTTTTTGGGCGTGGTGATCCCGGTTGGGCTCGAACCAACAACCCTCAGCTTAGAAGGCTGATGCTCTATCCATTGAGCTACGGGACCGCCGTTTTCAGTCTACCCGAGCCGCAATTGACGAGAAACGGGAATTTTCTCTACCTAGAAATGGACAGCCCTAGAAAACAATGGCTTTCTTGCGCGGTTTCGGGATTTGGTTACCACAATGGCTACCAGAGATGAAAAACAACCTTACAGTTGCCCGAATCCGCGCATTGGAGCCTCAAGCGAAGCGTTACAAGGTCACAGATGGGCGAGGCCTGGCTTTGGAAGTGCAGCCGAGCGGAAGAAAGACTTGGCGTTTGCGCTACACGCTCCGTAGACGGCGCACAGAGATAAATCTGGGTGGATTCCCTCACCTGAGCCCTGCGGACGCACGACAGAGGCGCGACGTGCTGTTATCGGCCATCTCTGAGGGAACATCTCCAGCCGAACAGCGGCGCAAGGAAAAACTTGCGGAAGAGCGCGGCGAAACCGTTAAAGCGTTCGGCGAGAAGTATTTGACCGGGCATGTGCAGCGACGGAGGCGGGATATTGCGCCCATGCGCCGGTATTTAGAGCGAGACGTGTATCCGGTGATCGGCAACCGGGCAATCGGCTCGATCCACACAGACGATGTGCGGGAGTTGATCTTCAAGCGCGTCGAAGAGGGCAAGCCGCAAAGCGCGCTGGCTATCCGTAACTTGCTGAAAAGATTGTGGGATTACGCGCTTGTGCGAGGCGTTGCGGATAAGAATCCGTTGAGCGCGATCCCAGCCAAGTTTGTGGCGGAGATGAGCGAACGCAATCGAGCGTTGAAGCCAGGCGAACTCACAGCGTTTCTCAAAGCTCTTGAAATGGCCCGAATTCGCCCCGATCTGAAAGCAGCTTTGTGGTTCATTTTGTTGACGTTGACACGCAAAGGCGAGGCACGGCGCGCGCGCTGGGATGAGTTCGATTTGGACAAGGCGGAATGGGCTTTGCCGGAAGCGCACAGCAAGACAGACACGCCGCTTGTCGTGCCGTTGCCACGGCAGGTATTGGAGTTGCTGAGAGCACAGCGCGAACGGCATCCACGCGCAAGCGTTGTGTTTCCCATGCGCGCCGCCGATCACACACCGATTGCAGCCAGCACACTCAACCGTGCGTTGAGCCGTATCCCTGTGAAGATAGAACACTTTACAGTGCATGACTTACGTCGCACAGCAGCCACCAACCTGAGTGAGCAAGAGTACAACACCGACGTGATTGAGAAGGCGCTCAATCACAAGCTCAAGGGTGTGCGTGGTGTTTACAACCGCGCCCAATATGCCAAGCAAAGAGCCGAGATGCTGCAAGCATGGGCTGATTGGCTGGACAAGTTGAAGAATTAGCGCGGTTTCGGAGAGCACAGGTAAGACAGAGATAGAGGGCGTCTGCGGGATGGGACGGGTTGCGGCCCGGTGCGCTGTGTTGGCTTTACCTGCATATCCATATTCCCACACGGGCCAGACGCTTACTCTTTGGAGGACTATCGACGGCAAGTCTTTGATACACAACACGATGTGAGTACATCACTAGATGGGCCTCAGCCGCTCTCGGGCGCGCGGGTCCTTCCCCCGTGTGGCCCGCTGAGGGTGACGCGCCATCCCACGTGTGCCCTAGCGCCAGGGATTTTTAACCCCATTTCCGTTTCCGCGCCTATGCCTAAGCCTGAAAACCCGCGCAATTACTCCGCGTTGCCCGTTTCGGACGTGGCGGAGTTGCTTGGAGTCACTGACCGGCAAGTCCGCAACTGGATCAAAGACAAAGGCTTACAGTCCAAGTCCGATCCGCGCGGCCTGATGCTTGACTGGCCCACCACGCTCAAGTGGTACGTGGCCTATCAGGCGGACAAAAACCTCGGAAATGGCGGAAATCGCCGCCCGATTCCTGGCTCCGATGGTTCCGAAGTGCCTACCGAGACGCTGGAAGAGGCCATTTTGCGTAAAACCATGGCCGAAGCGGACCTGAAAGAGCTTCAACTTGCCCGCGAACAGGGTCAGATTGTGGCCATTACCGATCTGGAGCGCGTTCTCGCCAACTCGAACCGCTCCATCCAAACCCAAGTCCTCGCCCTGCCCGCCGGCCTGGCTCCCCAGCTGATCGGCATGGATGATCGTCAGAAGATTTTTAACCTGATCGACCGGAGTTGCCGTTCGCTTCTCAGCAACCTGGCCAACATCGATGCCATCCGCCAGGCCCGCGCCCAGGAGCCGGAATCGGAAGAGGAATGATCCGGCACCGCCAGCCCTACCAAACCTCACCCGAGGGGATGGCCGCCACGGGCCGCGCTTTCAATAAGGCGCACAAGATGTTTTTGCCGCCCGCGCCGCTCACACTTTCCCAATGGGCAGACGAGTACGCCCACATTCCCAAGGAAAACTCCGCCTCTCCCGGAAAGTTCCACACCTCCACGCTGGAGTATCAGCGCGGCATCATGGATGCCATCACCGATCAGGACACCGAGACGGTTGTCCTCATGCTGGCCGCGCAGTCCGGCAAAACGCAGTGCGCCAACCTCAACCCCATCGGCTACTACAGCCATTGGGAGCCGTCGCCGATCCTGTGCGTACAGCCCACCCTAGCCGAGGCGGAGAAGTTTTCCAAGAACCGTATCGCCAAGATGATCCGCGATACGCCCGTGCTCCGCGACCTGTTTCCCTCGCCGCGCTCGCGGGATTCCGGCAACACGCTGCTCAACAAGGAATTCCCCGGCGGCGTTCTTGTCATCGTCGGCGCGAACTCTCCGCTGGGTCTGCGCGGCCTTCCTGCGCGCGTCATCCTCATGGACGAGGTGGACGGATACGAGGAGTCCGCCGGCACGGAAGGCGACCCGGTTGACCTTGCGAAAAAGCGATCTACAAAATTCTGGAATCGCAAGATCGTCCTCACCTCGACGCCGCATATCAAGAACCTCTCCCGCATTGAGCGGGCCTTTGACTCCAGCGACAAACGGTACTACTACGTGCCGTGCCCGCACTGCGGTGAGATGCAAAAGCTGGAGTGGCGGCGCCTCAAATGGAAAACCGAAGACATCGCTGTGAACTCACGGCCGCGCGTGGTCGATTGGTACTACGTCTGTGTCAACGGTTGTGAAATCCGCGAACGCTCCAAGCATGAGATGATCCGCAGCGGATCGTGGCGCGCCACCGCCGTGAGTCATGACGGCAAGACAGCCGGCTTCCATCTCAATGCGCTCTACGGCGTTGTCGATTGGTTGAACCTCATTCAGGAATGGCTCGAAGCGCAGACATCTCTTGAGCGGATGAAAGTCTTTGTGAACACGAACCTCGCGGAGACATGGGAGATTCGTGGCACCGGCGCGAACATGACAGAGCTGGAAAAGCGACCGCGTTTTGCACGCGAACCGCTCCCCTCCGGCGTTCTGTGGCTCACCGCCGGCGTGGATACTCAGGACAATCGCCTGGAATCTACGGTGTGGGGATGGGGCCTTGACGATGAACGCTGGGCCATCGAACACAAGGTATTCCCCGGCGACACATCGTTGCCTGAAACCGATCCGGCCAGCCCGTGGGCCGCGCTCCGCGAGTACCTGTTGGAAGATTGGGAACACGCCCTGGGTGTGACGATGCGCATCTCTACCGCGCTCATTGACTCCGCCGGCCACGCCACGGAACGGGTGTACGCATTCACGCGTAAAAACGAGTTGCGCCGCTGGCACGCCATTGTAGGCCGCGCCGGCATCGGCAAGCCCTTGATTAGCTCTGGAAATCGCGTCGGCCCATATAAAACGCTGGTCTACACCGTGGGCACAGACACCGCCAAGGAAGATGTATTCACGTCGTTGCGCGTCCATAATCCCGGTTCGCAATATACCCATTTCAGTGATGCGCTCGATGCTGAGTATTTCCGTCAACTCACTGCGGAAAAGTTCGTCATCACCAAAAAAGACTTTCAGACCGTTGGTAATTGGGTGAAGACCGGCGAACGCAATGAGGCTCTCGATTGCGCCGTCTACGCGCGCGCCGCCGTATCCGTGCGCCGACCAAACTTCCGCAAGATCGCTCGTAGTCTCTTCCGCGCGGCGGAAAAGATTCGCTTGGAGCGCGAGGCCGCCGGTATGCCGGCACCCGCGCCCGCCGAGGATTACATCGGATCGGATGGGGAATCAGTTGCAAGCGAAACGCCGTCCGATTGGGCACAGAAGACAGCCGACACCGCTGTGAAACTCGCAGAGGTGCTTACCCAGGCAGCTAAACCCGCTCCCATGCGCCGGCGGCCCTCCGCAGCATCCCGGCTCCGGAACTTTGGTCGTACCCTCTAAAAAGGATTTCTTGAGCTGTGCTCGCTGTCACATCACGAGGTATGATTGCATCGTACGATACAAAAAAGTGAGGGCAAGACATGAACAACGCAAGGCGCAAAGCACTCACCACAATCAACGAGCGCATCGCGGAATTCAGAGGCGTTTTGGAAGAACTGAAAGACGCGGAACAAGAGTATTACGACAATATGCCGGAGAGCTTTCAGACAGGCGATAAAGGCCAAAAGGCAGAGACAGCCGTTGACGCTATCGACAGCGCAATCCAGAGCATTGAAGAGGCCGCCGGATACCTCGATGAAGCGGTGACGGCATGAAAGACAAGATCACAGAACAGCAATACCTCGATTTTCAAGCCGCGTTCGATTTCTTCAACGCTCAACTCTTTGCGGACTCGCTGCCTCAAGTGCTTGTCACTCTCCAGCGTCACGCCAAGGCGCGCGGATACTTCGCCCCGGAACGCTTCCACGGGCGCGGGAACAAAGTCACCATCCATGAGATTGCGCTCAACCCCGATTGCTTCTGTGATGAGACAGACGAACGCATTCTCTCCACCTTAGCTCACGAGATGGCTCACCTGTGGCAGCAAGCCCACGGCCGCGCGCCGCGCCGCTGCTATCACGACCGCGAGTGGGCGGGGAAGATGAAAGCCATTGGCTTGCAGCCCACCACAACCGGCGGAGCCGATGGCAAAGAGACAGGGCAACACGTCACCCACTTTGTTGTGAAGGATGGACCCTACGCCCGCGCCTATGCCAAGCTCAAGGCCAAGGGTCTCAAGCTCCGCTGGGAGTCTCCCGCGCCGATGGCCGCCGAGGCCAAGGCCAAGAACGAGAGCAAGACAAAGTTTACCTGCCCATCGTGCGAACAGAATGCCTGGGCCAAGCCAGATGCCGTGCTGATCTGCGGCAACTGTTTCGAGGACGATCCCAGCGACCCGCAAACCATGCTGGCTAATGCCGCCTAACCGATAAGACCGCGTGACACAGGGTTCCCGCAGACAGGTCCAAGTCTGTGGGATGTTAATGCGGCCTTATTCCTTCTAAACTCAGACTAAATTAGCGTTGTTTTCGCAATGTTGCCCATAGTCGAGTTATGGGCAACTTACTCAATCCAGCTACGCCGATCAACCAATTCTTTGCCTCCGATGTTCCGCTGGAGCCCACCGACCTTCGCGCCGGAGACTCATGGAATTGGGTGCGCGTATTCCCCGATTATCCCAGCGGACTTTACCAGCTCAAGTACATCTTCAATAGTCCCGCCAATCGCTTTGTGATCGATGGAACGCTGGCCACCAACCCGCCCATTACCGCCGATAGCGACGGTCAATCCTTCGACATTCAAGCTCCCGCAACGCTCACGGCTACCTGCCCATCTGACACTTATCAGATGGTGGCTATCCTGTTGGGCATTGCGGGCACCACGGCCGCCGGTGAGCAAGTCACGTCACCACTTCAAGATGTGATCGTGTCGCCGAACCTGGCCCAGGCCACCGGCCCCGTGGATACGCGCAGCGATGTCAAGAAAAACCTCGACGCCATCAACGCATGTCTCCTGGGCAACACCGACCCTAGCGTCTCTGAGTACATGATTAACGGCCGCCAACTCCGCCGTTTCCCCCGCGCCGACCTCATCAAAGAGCGTTCATTCTGGCGCGCTCAATACAAATCCGAACTCCGCGCCAAGGGTGAGTATGCCCCGCGCCGCGTGATCGGTTTCCGCTTCACAACGAGTCTGTAAGGGAGCCGCATGGCACACGTTGAACCAATCAATCGCAGCATCGTTTCCCGGTTTCGCGGCGCTCTCGATGCGTTCATGGGCAAGCGTTCGCTCACTTCCGATTCCACCCTGGCTCAGCTCGGCGGTTCCAACGGATACTCCGGATTTCAGGCTGCAAAGCAAAACCGGATGAATCTCGATTGGCCCTCCGCATCGCGCTCCGCCGATCAGGACTTGCAAGTCGATCTTCGCAAGCTCCGCGCCCGCGCCCGCGATCAGGCTATCAACTCGCCCATCGCTGCCAAGTTTTTACAGATGGTCCGCACCAACGTAGCCGGCCGCCACGGTGTCAAGCTGGCGTTCAAGGTTGCCCAGGTACGTAAGAGCAAAAACGGCAATGGCCTCGATGAAAAGGCCAATGAAGAGTTGCGCCGCGCATGGCGTGAATGGGGCAAGAAAGGTTCCTGCACCGTCTGTGGCCGCTACTCGTGGCGTGAGGTACAGCAGCTCATCACTGAGAATACGGCCCGCGACGGAGAGCAGATCATTCGGAAAGTGTATGTGCCTAAAACCGTCAACCCGTTCGGCTTTCAGATACAGCTTATTGACGCCGATCAGCTTGACGACAATTACAACCTCATGGGCCGCGCGGATGGAACGCAGATACGCATGGGTGTCGAGGTGGATGCCAATCAAAAGCCCCTCGCCTATCACATCTTCCAGGGAAACCCCTACGAGGCGTCGTTCGGCAGCTCCAACCGTGTGCGCGTGCCGGCCGATCAAATCATTCACTGGGTCGTAGCGCACCGCACCGGCCAGACGCGCGGTTACCCGTGGATGGCTTCCGGCATGGGCCAGTTGCGGATGCTTGACGGCTACTTCCAGGCGGAGTTGGCCGCCGCGCGCATCGGCGCTTCCATGGTGATGTCTATTGAGACGGCCAAGGATGCCGATCCCGACGCCGACGAAATTGAAGGCGACGGCGTCAACGCCGATGGCTCCAAGGCTATCGACATCGGCATTGGCAGCGCCCTCGACCTCACCGGCACGGGGGCCACGCTCAACAATCACACGCCCACGCATCCCACCAACGCTTTTGACCCGTTTACAAAGCAGTCTGGACGGCTCATCTCATCCGGCTTTGGTGTTCCCTATCATTCGCTGTTCAACGATCTCAGCGGCGTCAACATGAGTTCCGCCCGCATCGGCGAGATGGAAGCGCGCGAATTTTACATGGGGATGCAGTACTCGATGATCGATAACGCGCTGGAGCTTGTCTATGATGCGTGGCTGGGCGCTGGTCTTTTGAATCAAGCTATCGCTCTTCCCTTTGCGGAGCGTAAGCGGTTCTGCGGTGAATTCCTCAAGTGGGAGCCGCGCCGTTGGCCATGGTTCGACCCGCTCAAAGACGTACAGGCCATCACCCTTGAAATCCAAAACGGGCTGGGAACTCACGAGGAAAACCTCAACGCGCGCGGCCTGGATTTGATGGACGTTTATGAGGGCCTGAAGCGTGAGCAGGATCTCGCGGACGAAATGGGCTTGGCGCTCGGCACCGATATTCGCGGCCAGGGCACAAGCGAAATCAACAACGAAGATGAGACGCCCGAGGATGCTGGCAGCGGAGAGCCGAAAGAGGGCGACGAAAAGCCAGCCACCCAAGGCACCGGCAAACCCGCCAAGCCGAAGGGCCAAACCAAGCCCGCGCCCGCGAAACCAAAAGCCCGTGAACTCACGCGCGGAATGCACCCCGCCAACGCCGCGCTGTGGGACTTGACGAAAGAGGACGAACAATGAAGACACTGATTCGCATCACCCTCATCACGCTTGCAATGCTTTGCGGAATCGCATCGCTCCCCGCGCAGACCGTGAAGACTGTACCCTGTTCGTCTTTGGTTGCCGGCACACAAGGCACGGTCACTGTGACCGCCTCCGATCTTGGCGGCTTGACGCCTCTCACGGGCATTGTGTCCTTCCAGCCGACGTTGGCGAACGGCATAGCGGCAAGTTACCAGATGCCGAATGGCGGCCAGTCCATCTCTCTAGCCTGCACAACCTACGCTGTGGCGGGCGTGTTTTCAATCACCCTTCCCGATGTCACGTTGACTACGCCTCCGGACCTCTGTTTCAAGGTAACCGCGCAGCTCAACGGCACACAGGTTCTGGGGCCGGGCTACTCATGCGTTCAACCTCACGGGACCGCAACCTCGCCAACCGATTGGTGCCAGGCCGGCGTATGCAACTTCGATAACTACATCCCCGTGCTGACTCTCCCGCAAACCAGCTTCCCCGGATTGCCTGGGCCTCCAGACATGATCGGCATGTGGAATTCGATGGTAAGCAATAACATCACCGCCGGGGGTTCCATTACGCCCGTTGCGCTTACCGATGCGGCGGTGGTCACGTGGAACGCCACGAATCCCAACCTCAACGCGGCGACGTTGCCGCTCTACGCTCTGGCCGGTCCGCAAACCAACTGCGGTGCCGAGCCGCTGCAATCGTGCGTGCCGACTGCGGACGGTCTCACCGCGCGCACCATCAACCTCACAGGCATGGTGGCCGGAGGGCGTTACATGCTCGTCCTCAATGCCATGGGTGAGGCCGCCGGTGCGCAGACTGTCACTCTCGGATCGGGTTGCACCTGGCAATGGACCGTGGGAAATGTGTCCATGTCCGGAAATAGCTTTGTAATTCCCACCTGGGTTAATTTCAGCACTCTCGTGGTGTGGAGTTATGACGGCAAAACTTGCGCCGGCACTGTGGTTGACTAATCCACCGCATCGTGGTCTCGATGCCTCAACCCATTCCCAAGGAGGGAATATGAAATTGAAATTCGCGGTTTTCGGTTTGGTCTGTGCATGTGCGCTTGCGTTGGCTGTTTCATTTTCGAGCGCGCAGAGCGCACAGCAGACGCCCATCGCCTATGACACGCTGGGCCATCCCATCTACGGCGGTCTCGATTGCGTCTCCAAGACGGCCCCAGCGGTCTGTGCCAACGACCTCACCGGCTCCGTGGTTGTGGCGGCCGGCGCTACTACCGTGGTGGTCAATGACTCTGCGGTTGCGTCCGGATCGCACATCATCGTGCAGGAAGATTCCTCGCTCGGCACCAACCTGGGCGTTACCTGTAACACCACGCCGGCCACCGCTCCGCCCACCGTCTCGGCGCGCGTCATCGGTACCAGCTTCACCATCACCACGACCGCGCCTACCACCAACCCGCGCTGTTTCAGCTTCCACCTGTTCAGCTAAGTCGAAAGAGCGTCAATGACTCCGTACTATGAGCACGCGGGTATCACCATCTATTGCGGGGATTGTCGCGAGGTGTTAAGGGGGGGCAGCGTAAAAGCTGCTCTCCTCTGCACCGATCCGCCGTACGGCATCGGCGCGGCGCGACATAAGTTTGGCGGCCACGGCGTCAAGCAACACCACACCGGCTTGGCGGCCGGCAAGATGATTGCCAAACGTGATTACGGCGACGGTGCTTGGGACGATTCTCCGCCCGATGCGGAGCTGATAGACCTCATCCGCTCATGCGCGCCGTACCAGATCATCTTTGGCGGCAATTACTTTCAACTCCCACCTTCCAAGTGCTGGCTGGTGTGGGATAAGTTGCGCGGCAATACAGACTTTGCCGATTGCGAACTGGCTTGGACCAATCTCAACAAAGCCGTGCGCCGGATCGCTTATCGATGGAATGGGTTTCTTGTGCAGCCCGGCTGCAAAGATGTGCGCACACATCCAACGCAGAAACCGCAAGACGTGATGCGCTGGGCCATCCTGCAAGCGCCCGATACGTGTAAGTCCGTGCTCGATCCATTCATGGGCAGTGGCACCACGTTAGAAGCGGCCAAGGCCCTGGGCTTGTCTGCCATCGGCATTGAGCGCGAGGAGCGTTACTGCGAAATCGCAGCTCAGCGGCTCAGCCAGGAAATGCTCATCACTGTGTGATCCGAAATTGGCGGGCTTTTTCCATTCCGCCGCACAGTGAAGTTATGAGCACTAAGAGCATACCGGCGGCGCTTCCGATGCAGTATCGGGCCGCAAAAATAGACGCGGAGCCGAAAGAGGGCGAACGGCTGT